GCGGTCGTCGGCAAGCTGTAGCCGGCGGTGAACGTCACCCCCAGCGATGCGGTGCCGCTGCCGCTGACGCTGAAGCCCGTCGGCATGCTCAGCGACGGATACCCACCACCAGGACCGCCCGTGGCGACCAGGGCCCCGCCCACGATCGACAGGCCGCTGCCCAGCGTGAACACCTGCGGCGCACCGGTGCCGCTCTCGCGGCCCAGGATCCCCGCCGTCATCGTCAGCCCGCTGGAGCCGATAGCGCCAGGCTGCACCGCCGATGCCGCCAGCGCACCTTGCGCTGCGGTCGCATAGGCCGCGTTGCCCTCCGAAGCGGTCAGGTAGGTCGGGTGCGGATCTGCAGCCGCCACATGCGCTGCCACCGCCGTCGCCGCCGCACCTGCAGTCTCCTTCGTCCCGATCGCTGTCTCCAGCACATCGAGGTTGCCGTCGTGCTCCAACGCCGTCAGCGGCGTCCCCTTGATCAGCCTGCGGATCAGTGCCAGTGGCATCAGGCGAACACTCCTGCCTCGAAAACATCAGCCTCGAACACTGCAGGCAACGGCAGGCGGTGCAGCATCAGCAGCCATCCGGTGTGACCATCCGGCTGCGCATCCCGCACCCTGAACAGCCCATCCCGCACCTCCACCTCATCGCCCTGGCGCGGCTCAACTGCCAGCGCCTGCCGGTTGACCAGGAGCACAGGTTGCGTGGACCGCACCTGCACTCCCGTCTCCGGATCCAGGCCTACATGCGAGGCCTGGTAGACCCCGCTGCCTGAATACGCTGTCTGGCCTCGGCGATAGGTGATGGGTTCCCCCATCACCCGGATCACCGCCGCGAGAGCACGGTTGGCCAGGTCGGGCAGCATCAGACCACGAACTCGTTGAGGCGCACGCGCGCCACAGCGTCTGCAGTGGCCTTGGCCGCCACGAACACACCCACATAGGAGTGGCCGGTGGCAACGGGGGTGATGCGCTTGTTGGTGTTGTCCCAGAAGGCTTTCGCGCCCACCACCGCGTCGGTGCTGGCACCGGTCGCGGCGGTCAGGTCGTACACGCCCTCGGTGTGGATGTTGATGGAAGCGCCGGAAGCGCCGTCCACCCCGCACACACCGAACAGAGCAGTGCCGACCAGCACGCCCTCGCCAGACAGGCGTGCATACGGGAGGGTCACCTCCACGTAGCAGCCCTCTTGCACGTAGTTCTTCATGGATCAGTCCTCAGAAGGTATGGAATGGGATCCGGCTCAAGCGCCGGTCGAGCGATAGAAGCCCTGGTGCTGACCCACGGCGCAACCGAAGTCATGGCGCAAGTAGGTCACGATGCCATCAGGGTCGCGCTTGATTTCCGACTCAATCGTCGGGCCGGCCTCGCCTTCGAGGTAGCCGTAGATCAGCTTCGACACACCGGGGTAGTTGCCGGTGATGTAGTACTGCGCGGTGCTGGAGGCATCCAGGCGGGGCTCAACAATCTTCTGCAGGTAGCCCGAGAAGATGTTGACGTTGGTGGTCTGCGCTGGAGTGATGGTGGCGTTAAACTTGTCGAACGCCGTTTCCAGAGCGGTCGGCAGCAGGATGTACTGCGGCACCACGTACAGCGGGTTCTTGCCGGTGAAGTCCTTCTGGTTCCGCATCGCCTGCCGGGCGGCAGAGATCGCGGTCTCACCGATCACACCGGTGCCGGTGTTGTTGTGGCCGGCGGCAAACAGCGCCACACCGTCGCTCATGCACTTGGCGTTGCCAGTGATGAGACCCCACATCAGGTTCGCCTCGAAGGTGGCGACGCCACGAGCCAGCACCTGCACGGCACGGGTGATGTAACCCAGGTTGTCGTTGATGATCAGGCGGCGGCCGATCACCAGCTTCTTGCCGTACTCGCTCAGGTTCCAGGAACCCTGTTGCTCCTGAATGGTGCCGGCTTTGTACTCGCCGTTTTCCTTGATCTCTTCAGGCAGGATCTGACCGCCGACCTCGATCTCTTTCATGTCGCGGAAGTCAGGCAGGTTGCGCTGCTCCGCCAGGGGACGCCAGGTCTGCACCTCCTCGCCGTAAGCCGCCTTCAGGCTCACGCGCTGGATGGAGGCCATCAGCAGCGGGAAGTCGCTGGTGCTGTGGAAGGCACGAACGGCGATCTCGCTCTTGTCCATCCCGCGGTGGCTGACGCCGGCCAGCTCCAGGGACTCGCGGGCCATGTCGAGCAGGGTGCTGCCCCGGTACTCGCGGGCACCGTCGGTCATGTCGGCGAGGTTGGCGCGGAACTTCAGGTGCTCCAGCTTCGCCTCGAACCGCTTCTGCCCGTGGTCCTGGGTGACCTCGATGCGGGACTGGGCGGGGGTGCGCTGCTCGTCGGTGGCCTTGGCGTCGATCAGCTGCATGCGGGCTTCGTCGAGGGCCACGCCATCAGCGATCAGGCGTTGGGCGAGTTCGTCGCCGACCTTCAGCTTGCGGGCGGCATCGAGGATGCTCGCGACGCGGCGGCGCTCCTCGGCACGCACTTCGTCGGCGTTGACGGCCGGCGCAGCGTAAGCCGCGGGGGCAGCAGCACGGGTTTCGGGCGCGGCCTCAGCGGCCGCCGCCCCCTGGTTCAGTTCGTCCACGGATCTCTCCTGGGGTTGGGTGGGGGTGGGCTCCTCTGAGCGCACCTGGGCTCCGGCATCGGCCGGGATCGGGACCAGGGAAAGCTCATACGGCTCCCAGTCCACAGCACGCTCGATCGGCGTTGTGCCGGTCTCATCGCGCTCCGTCTTGTGGACTTTGTAGCCCACAGACACGTTGCGGTAGATGCCGTCGATCACATCCTGAAAGATGTGCTCCACGTCATCCCGCCGGCTGAACTTCACCAGGGCGCGGCCCTCGTTTCCGTCCAGCCATGCTCGCTGCACCACGCCGATTTGGCTGCGCAGCGAGAAGGAGTTGTGCGCATCGAGCAGCGGCCCGCCCTTGTTCAGACGGTCCAGTCGCACAGCGCCAGGCACCATGCTCAGCTCCTCGATGTAGTCGCCACGCGACCAACTCGCACGGCGCACCTGAGCGCCAGTGCTCCACACCAGCTCAACCGTCCGCTCCTCGACGTTGACCGTCTCGGGGGCGAACATCGCCCTGGTCTGCAGCAGCCCGTCGCTCATGCCTACTCCGTTGCCTCCTCGATTCTAGGGTCAGCCTGCAGGCGGGGTTCGCGGCGCTGCAGGGGCTGGCGGTTGCTCGGCCTCTGCTGGCGGCTCACCCGTCGGCGGCATCGTCGATCCCAGCGGCCGCACCTGCGTCAGGCCCGCCAGGCTTACCTTCCTCGGGTCGCTGTCGAGCACGATGCCAGCCGCATCCAGCATCGCCATCCACTCCACCCACAGTCGGATCACCTCGTCCGGCTCATAACCATCCGCGCGGATTGCTTCCTGCGGCGGCAGCAGGCCCGCGCGCATCCGCGACACCGTGCTGCTCGTCTCGCTCTGCGGGTCGTAGAGCTCTCGCCGCGGCGGCGTCCAATCGGCGGTGATGCCATCGGTCGCGATGCCCACCGCACTCATCGCGTTGAACGCCCACTCCGCCACACGGTCGAACACCATCGGCTCCAGCACCTGCCAGGTGTCGCTCATCAGCCGGCGCTGGAATCCAATCCAGCCCATGCGGCCTTGGGCGAAGCTCCCCCCGGAGTAATCGCCCGTCAGCTCCTCGTAGGTGATGCCGATGCCCGCTGCGATCTCCAGCAGGTAGGTCTTGATCACCCGGTCGATCTCCCCCGCCGCCGGCGGGTTGATCGTGCGGATGTCCTGCCCGGGGCCCAGCCGCACGATGCCGCCCGGTTCGATCCGATCGCCGATCGTGCTCTTCTGGTCGCTCGTGCCATCCAGGTCGACCACCGCCGCCGCCAGGCACGCCGCCACCTTCTCCTTCATCAGCCGGGCATCGAGCAGATCGCCCAGGTCCTTCAGCCGCACCATCACCGGGGCCAAGCAGCTCACGCCCCGGGTCATCCCAGGGCGCTCCGGCGTGAACAGGTGGATGATCTCACCTGCCGGCACCGTGTTGCTGACGATCGTGGTCGCCTGCACCGCGCTCTCGCCCGGGTGGTAGTTGTAGATCCAGAAGGCCTCGCGCCGGCCCTCGCTGTCGTAGACGATCCCGCGCTTTGTCCAGCCCGCGCCGGCCGTCGTGCCAGGCGTGTCGTGGTTCTCGTCGATCCAGTCGCCCTCCATCACCTGCAGCTGCAGGGGAATCGTCAGCCCCAGGCGGTGGATCGTCGCCGCGCTCGGCGTGCGGGCGCGGATCAGCACCTCGCCCGATTCCTTCCAGCAGCGCACCACCTGCGCCATCAGGCCATCGAAGTTCAGCAGGCCGTGGTAGTCGCACTGCCTAGGGTCCGCCATCCACGCACGCATCACCTCCGTCACCCGCTCGCCCTGGCGGCCGTTGCGCCGGCTCTGCTTCGCCTTGAAGCTCCACCCAGCGCCGATCAGGTTCGTCACCCACGACTCCACCGCCTTGCGCGCATAGGGGTTGTTGCGCACCAGGTCCCGCGCACGGTCGCGCATCACACCAAACCCGCGCGCGTTCGCCGCATCGGCGCTGCTGCCCTGCGTCACCCAGTTGTCGGTGCGCCGGCCTCGGGCCGCGGCGTCGTACCGCCGCATCTGATCCAGCTGGAGGCGCGCCGCCTGCCGCCGCAGCGCCATGCGCGGGGCAATCGTCGCCAGCAACTGCTCGAAGGGGTTCATTCGTAATCCCGCACCACAGACGGATAGTCAATCCGCACCACCGGGGCGGTGGCCGCGGCCAGGCTGGCCACGATCATCGCCCGCGCCTTCAGCATTTGATCCACCGACTGGTACTTCACCTGCTTGTCGTCGTACCTGACCTCCAGGTAGCCGCCAGCGATCGCTTCCTCGATCGCTGTCAGGTGCGCCTGCGTGAACGTGTTCATCTGGGCCACCTCCGTCGCTGCATGCTACTCAGTCCCAGAACGAAGATCCGCCGCTCTCCTCCTCCTGATCGTCCTCCTGCTCTTTCACCGCTGTCGACACTTCCTGCGCCTGCAACGGCATTCCGTGCTCTTCTTCCCAGCGCTCATCGCTCCACCGGTCCGCACCCACCAGCGCCGCCCCAGCCCTGGCATAGATCCGGCAATCGAGCGCCTCGTTGCGCGGCCGCGTCTTCACCCACTCGAACCGGTTGTACCCTCGCCGGTCGATCGTGTTGGTCAGCCGCTCTGCGCATAGCTGCCGGAAGAACTCCTCGTCGTGCTGTGGGAAGTGGCACCAGCCATGCGGCAGCGGCTCACCTTCATCCGGCAGGCCCCGCCGCAGCCAGCCATAGAGCTCAGACTTTCCGGTGCTGCTGCCCACCGGCCAGATCTTCACGCCGCCCCGCAGCGCCTTTCCGTTGCGCAGCACCTCCACGCGCCCCGGCGTGCCGATGATCGAGGTCTGGCTCTCCGGGCCGCCCTTGATGGCGATCACGCGGTTGCCCGCCTGGCTCCGCACCCACCGGTAGACCTCCTGGCTCCTGAAGCCCGAGTCCACCGCCGTCATCCGGATCGGCAGCCGCTGGCCATCGCCGCGGCCAAACTCTGACCGCACGAACTTTGACAGCTCGCGCCACACCGCCGGCTGCGCCGTGTCGCCAGCCAACACCTGGTAGTCGAGGCTCCAGCTTTCCATCCCAGGGCCCCAGCCCACCACCTCCAGCTCCAGGCGGTCGCCCTGCACGTCCACGCCGCACGTGATGAACACCACCCCATCGGGCACGCTGCCCAGTTCGTAGAGCTCCCGGCGGCTGTAGAGAGCTTCCCAATCCGGGGCCTCCCCGTCGTCGTTCCAGCACTCCGCCAACACCGTGTTCCACCACGGCTTCAGATCCGCCGGGTTGTCCTTTGCCTTCTCGTACCCAACCGCCGCGTCGATCCAGCTGAACCAGCCGAGGGGGGAGTACAGCGCCGAGCAGTGGTAGCCCTGCACTTCGCGCTCCGGGAACACCGGCTCCCACCAGCCGTCGTCAAACACCTCCGGGTCGTACCACCAGGCCTTCGCGTCCTCGCTGATCCCCTCGCCGCACTCCTCGCAGATCAGCACCGGCGGCTGGCGCAGCGTGTTCGGCAGCCCCGCATCCTTCTGGTCGTACCGGATCCGGTCCCACTCGATCATCTGCCGGTGCCCGCAGTGCGGACAGGGCAGCAGCAGCCGCTGCTGGTTGCTCTGTTCCCACTTCCCCCAGATCGCACTCCGCCCCGCCAGCGTCGGCGTAGACGTCCACGCCTGCTTCTTCCGCACCCCGAACGTCCGCGTCCGCGCGCTCACGATCGCCAGCGGGCTCCCTTCATCGTCCACATCCGCCGGCCAACGGTCGATCTCGTCGCCGCCCAGGAACCGGATCGGCATCGACGCCAACCCGCTCGCCGCATTGGCCCCGCCCAGGATCAGGAAGCCGCCGGTGAACTCTTTCATCAGCTGCGTGTTGCCCGAGTCCCGCTCGCGCGGGGCCTTCACCTTCTCCTGCAGGCTCGGCGTCGCCTCGATCATCGGCGCGATCCTCATCTTCGAGTACCGCTTCGCCATGTCGATCGTCGGCTGCACGAACAGCGC